GCAACGAGGACTTGCTCTGCTGTTAAACCGCCATCAAATAGTTTTGTTGGCACGGAGGTTTCTTTCATCTATGACCATCTCAATGGTCCCAAGATAACCTGCCCCGTCAGTCAAATTATCTCTCTTGTGCATGTATGTCTCTCGTGCAATCTTTACCCAAGCCATCGCTAGTCCCACTTGTTCCTCAGTAATGTCAATACCAAAGATAACTTCCCAACCTTTTTTAATTCGGTTGAAGTTATCAAGCGGATGATCGTAAGTGTAATTACGATCCCCAGTGATTAAATTCTGCGCTTCTTCAAGCACAGTTGGCTTATGGGAGTCGGACATACTTCCCTGTCTGGAACTCGTTCTTAGCATCAACAGTTGTAGCCATCAATGCATTGAAGGTCTCGTCAAAAGTTGCTTTTCTATTCAGTAACCACCAACCAGCAAAGGCTGCTGTTGCTCCTGATGTTCCAGTAGTGAACTTAGTTGTTCCATCTAGTTGCATCGCATTCCAACGACCATTTAAGAAGAAGTCAGTCTGTCCCTGGGCTCCATTACTGTATCGAGCAATGTAAGGAGATGCATTTGGATCGTATTCGATAGGTTGTACTCCTGGCCATGGGTTGTCCGTTGCTCCAACAGAAACTGCGTCAGACAAACATGCAGGTGAGAACACGTTCTTAGTATTCCGATCATTACCAACTGCAGTAATCAATGGGACATGTGCTGCCTTAAGAGTTGCGATGTTTGCAGCCATTCCTTCTGGGACTTTACACCCTGGAAATACTGCGCCTTGTGCAAGGCTAACAACTGCAATGTTGTGTTTGACTCGATTAGCAACAACCCAATTGAGTGCATTCTGCACATCATCCATAGAGTAGAACCCTGGGGTACCTGATGGAGATATTCCTACGATACGAATAGGAATAACTTTTGCTGTTGGGTTAAAGCGAAGAACCAAGGAGACCATCTGAGTTCCGTGGTTAAGTGCTTTGTCCTTTGTTACTGGAATATTGGCAGCGCCAGTTCCTTCCATTGTCATCTTTCCATTAGGACATTTGTAGGAAGTTACTAAGCAAACTTCATAAGCAATGCTGTCTTTGAATAGAGAGGTGTTAGTGCCAGTGTCGATTACGACAACTGTTGGTGCTGTATCTGCATGTACTGGAACAACTCCTAGTAGCGTTACAGATATAAGTAGTGTTATTAACCGTTTCATGTTCCGTATTTATCCTTTCGTCCCGTTCGTACGTCGTTTGTTCTACGAGTGATTTCTCGTGATACCAGCGCCACATCACGTTCAAAGTTGTTATACACAACCTCTAACATCTTGCGATACGCATAGGCATTCATATAGCGTTCCTCGATCTCCATGAAGTCTGGATCAGCCATCACCTGAGCCTTCATCATGGTTACCCTTTCACCTTTTATCTTACTGGTGTCTTTTATAATGAGCAACTTTGCTTCCAGCATGTCTCGGCGCTTCTCCAGCACCTTCTCGTCTACCTGTGATGCGGCTAACTGTCCCGCTACGAAGTTAGACCAGGCCGTCAAGCGTGTGAACAAGGCGCTTAGTTCATCACTCTCAAGCAGGGAGATGTCCTTGGGCATAGGTGGCTGCTTGTCCTGCTCAGGCCACAGGTTAATGTTCTGTGCCTTCATCTTATCCACAGCCTGCTTTGATCCATCACCTAGATTTATCATTAGTCCTCAATCTGATTGCACTGCTTGCAACCGTCTTCACTCACATTACACTCAGGCATTACTCCAGCCTCGACTGCCTTGATGATCTTTTCTGCCTTAAAGAAGATCCTATCCACAACTTCGTAGTCAGCCTTGATCGTAAACTCTTTGTACGCTTGATTTAATTTCAATTCATACAAGAACACAATCTCTTTAGGTGCTTTGTCACCAAACATACGACGAGACAATTCCAGATACATCTGTCCCTGCAAGAGGTGATTTCTAAATGGGCGACGAATGTTCTTCCATGCCTTGTTCAAATCACCGTCTGCATCGTAGAGAAGATCAGGTGCTTCAAAGCGCAATGTTCCTTCACCGATTGATTTGATCTCGATAAGGAAATCATCACCTAGACCTTTGACCCAGCCATCAGTATGTCCTGCAATACGTAACTCTGGATCAAGCATCTTTACTTCGTCATACTTTAGTGTGGTGCACTTACAATGCTGACACTCTGCAGGTGACAACCCAGAAGTAATTCCTTTGCAGTTAATGCACTTGAAATCTCCCCAGAGATTACCCATCTCATAGACGCGGTTCTGCCACTTCTCATGGATGAAGTGACCCTCATCAAAGATATTCTGCAATGTAAGCCCAGGGTTTTTCTCCATCTTCTTACCACCAGTAAGTAGGTAGTACGAGTAACGATGACAGAAATCAGCCTTAATCATTTCAGAGGGGTGGAGCACCGTTGTACTTCTATCACCTGGGGTCTTCTTCATAAGGTGACGTTCAATGTGACCAGTAAGACGGCTATCTGTCTTCTTAGTATCTAAATACTTCTGGAAGTCTGTTTTGGAAGGCATTAGTAGTCCTTGTCTATGCTGAAAATAAATTCTTCTAGGGTCTGTGTTGTTTTCTTAGTCTTCTTTAGTTTTTGCCACTTTCGCATGAGGGCGTTTCTTTCTCGGTGACTAAGTCCTCCCCAGATTCCATGAGGCTCGTCTCGTCGAACTGCATCCCATAAACACTCTGCTCGTACTGGACAAGGGTTCTTTCCTGTTTCACCGAAACAGAATGCTTTTGCCCTGTTAGCGATTTCTTTATACTGCTCTTTGTCACGAGGAGGGTAGAAGATATCTGTGTCTTGACCTGAGCATCTTGCTTGGTATCTCCATGCGTACTCTGGTTCATCAAAGTCTTCCATGGTTGTCTAGGGTCTCTCTCATCTCTAGGAAGTCGTCTTCAAGAAGTATCACATAGTTCACTCCATCAAGATGAAGGCCAAACACTGGCATTCTTCCATCAAGGATTGCTTCGGTAGTTATCTTCTTTAATTCGTCTGATTTAATGGTTTTAGTTTTCTTTCCTGTCCACTTGTGTTCAATCAAAAGATCTGTAGATCGAACGTCACCCTTGCGAGACCAGAAGGCTCCAGACGCAGCGTTTGTAGACCCACCAACTTTTTTAGCAAGTCTCTTCTCATGCTTCTGGGATTGCTTCTGACCTTCAGTCTTCAAGTTCTATTTTGCCTTCCTCGTAACCTTCAATCAATCGTGGTACAAGGAAAAACAATGCTTCTCTCCAGAAGCAGGTACCGCAACCACAGAATGGTTCTCCTGACAAGGTCTCAGGAATTACATCCTCAGTACCATCCCAGACCGCTTCAAAAAGCATGTCGGTGTAATCCTCTACGCCCTTCTCCAGTACCTGCGCCCACTCTTCGTCATTAACTACAAACTTCTTAGTCATCGCTGTCCTCCGCCATTGGTAGATCTGATGTTTCAAACACTAACTTTTGAATCTGTTCTTTCAGATCCACTTCTTCACGAATACTTGCAATTACTGGATCAATACCTTGCCACTTTCTTTCGCCAAAGTAATACCATCCGCCTTTACGTTGTATAATCTCTTTTACAACTGCAAGTGATGCAACTTCTTTTGCAAAGTCATACTCACCAGCAGCGCAATCTCCACCATCTGCAAAATAGAAGTCAAAATATGCAACTCGCTGTGGCGGTGCAGTCTTGTTCTTTAATGTACGAACCTTGATGCGTTGTCCTATACGATTCTTATTACCGCTAGGACCAATCTCAATCCATTCATCACGGCGAATCTCACAACGAGTAAAGAATGCGTAGTTCTTTCCTTCACCACCAGGGGTTGTGCGTGGGTCTCCATGCATCACACCAATCTTCATGCGGTACTGGTTGATTATGAGACCGAGCACTGGACGTTCATCCTCAACCAAACTGCGCTTGATTGCAGAACCAACTACACGAAAGAACTTGTTGGTCAAGAGTGCTCCTCTTCCAACAGTCATTTCATTCATGTCC